TTACGAACAACATTCTTTAAAGCTGTCTGTGCTGCATACACTGTTGGGCGGGAAAAATTCATCCACCGGGAACTGTACCTTGCGGAAAATTTCGCAGGGGTCCTCCTCTCCCCCGCCGCAGCTGCATTCTTTATCCGGTACGCAGTAGTCGTAGGCAGGCATCAGCAATTGAGTGTCCCGTTCCAGGCGAATAATGGAAAACTGACCCAGGGTAATATACACTCGTTTCCCCTCTCCCCCAAAGCACAGATCACAGCCAAAACAGGCGCATACTCCAGGCGGCACATCGGTCACCTCGCCCACTTCACACGTTCTGCACTCGCAAACATCGACCAGTTTGGCACTGAGTACGATTGGATCGACCGCCTCCACAACCGCCGTGGGCAGATTGCATTTCGAAACACTCTTTTCATCCACGCCGTCGTAGCACCCGGAAGAACGGAAAATCTTCGCTGATCCTTCGCTGCCAAACAGGATTACCCGCTTGTCAAACACGCACAGACCGCAGATCTCCATTGGCCGCGAAGCACCAACAAATGCGTCAGCTGTTACGCGATAATAGTACCGCACGTCGACCGTAAAGAAGCCTCGGTTGAACCCAACCGGTTCCACATCGATGTACACGTGAAGCAGCTCCGCTTTCCCTGCCCTGACACTGATCGCTCGTTCCAGAATGGCCTGCGACTGCTGCGTTGGATAAAAGCGCAGGTCCTCCACACAGTCTTTATCGCAAGATATAGCGCCTTCGAAGTAAGAGAAGAGCCACCCGGTTTGGGTGGCTCTTTTTTTCATTTCTCCCCGTCCAGCTTATCCCCCACTTTGTCAGTGGCGCCCTGCAGGGCCGACACGGCTTTTTTGAACCATTTCGGCTGAGGGGCGCCCAGCTTGCCGCAGTTTTCCAGAAGGCTGCCCAGTTCGGTCAGAATGTACCACGCCACAACAAGAGGACCAAACAGCACGCTATACTCAAACGGCAGCGTGATTCCGGGGATGTGCTCCAGGATCATGCCAATCACCAAGTCCAGAACACACGCCGCGACCACGGCAATCAGCATACCGGCTTTGTGCCACAGCCCTTCCCTTGCCACCTTGGAGGACCACTCCCCCGCGTTCTTGGCTGCAATGGTACCGGTGATATAGTCCAGCAGCATACAGCCGGCAAGGGTCAGGCAGAACCATCCGAACCATCCCCACAGCGCCGTCAGAGCGCCGACGATCAGTGCCAGCGACGCCTTAAATCCATTGATGTTTTCCAACATTTTTCTTCACCCCTTCTCAATTTTCACCCTGCCGCCGCAGTGGGGGCAGCAGAACACGTTATCCTCCCCCGCGGGCTTGTCCTCCCACGGGATGCCCAGATAGTCCAAGATGCCTTTGGCGTCCACCTCGGCCAGCTTGTCCCGGAAGGCGTCGTCCTTCAGCAGGGCAACGTCCTCCAGATTGTCGTGGAACAGGTGCTCGATCAGCACCGCCGGGGCATTGGTCTCAGTCAGAACAGTCCAGCCCTTATGGTGCAGGCCGCCGCCCCAGAGCTGCAGCCCGGCTTCCTCCGCACGCTTCAGGATGGCCTTGGCCGCGATGTTGCGGCCGGCCGTGTCGTCGGCCACGGAGGTGTAAATGCCAAATCCGCGCGGCTCCATCCAGTCTGCACCGATGCCTGCAGCGTTGGAGTGCAGCGACACAAACAGATCGGGCGCCCACTCGTTTGACAAATCTGCCCTCGCCGAGTTAGGGATGTCGTGCTCGTCCTCGCGGGTCAAAAACACTTCCACGCCGTACCCGGTCAGAATGTGCTTGATGCGCTTGGCCATATCCAGCGCGAACTCATGTTCATAGTAAGTACCGTCCGGCGAGCACTTGCCCGCCGTCTCCACCCCGTGGCCGGGGTCAAGAACCACTCGTTTGTTCATGGTCGTTCCTTTCCTGGCTTCTTCGGTAAGCCATACTGCAATGTAGTTGTTCACTCTGCGGGAACTGTAGATCTTCTCGCCCTGGAAATCGCACTGTGACGAACCGCCGCCGTCCAGCATGATGGCAGAGACCGCGCCCATGGCCACCAGCTCGTCCCGCAGCTCTTCGGGCGTCGTGGGGGTGTCGGCGCAGTACAGGATCAGACTGTCCCCGGTCAGCGCCATGGCCGTGCGCTGTCTGGCCCCGGCCTTATCGACCCCGTAGGTCAGCTTGGACGTGGGCCCGAGGGAACCGGCCAGGAGCCGGGTTGCCGTGATGTAGTTCTTTCCGTAGCCGTCAGGAACCACCGCGAGGCGAATATCTTCTCCCTTGTCCCACGTATACCCCCAGTCGTTCCAGTCGGGCTTGGCGTACACTGTGCCGTTGGCCTTCAGGTGGCACACCGGCTTTCCGGTGGTCATATTGTAGTAACCGCCGTTCATAATGAAATCGGCGTCACCTTTGACTTGCGCCATGGAACGACCGTTGCCGAACAGGATCCCGATCCGGGCAATGTCGCTCAACGGGATGCACTTCAAAAATTTGCTCATATATACCTTCTTTCGAAACAAACAGCCGGTTTGCTTTTACCCCAGTTCCGCGTAAAACTGCTCGGTTGCCGGGGCTTCGCCGGACTCTGACGGAATGGGTTCGGCCTCCGGGGCACCGGTTTCCACCGTAGCCATGACAAAGACCGCATCCGTTTTCGCTTCCTCCGGCTCAGCGCGGGTAAACACACAAACCGCTTGGATCAGCAAAAAAACGGCAAGAGCGACAAGAATGCTCTTCATCGGCTTCACCCCGGAATGTTGGATAGTGCCGCCACCAACAGCGCAGCGCCCACAAGAACTGCTGCGCCGTGGTAGATCAGGCGGATACGAAGGTTTCTTGCAATACGTTTCATGCCGCACCTCTCACATCACATCAGCGTCAACCTTGTCGGTGATGTCGGCAGACAGGCAGACAGGCTGACCCAAAATCAACTGCTTGTTGCGGACGATGGGAATGTCACCGACACGGCAGTCAACAGGTTTCGGCAGTTCGATGGTTTCAACGGCATCACCGTCAATCAAGGCGAGGTGGGTGACACGGAAGCCGGAAGTGTCAAAGAACACGGTCTGGCTCCAATCACCCTGCGCCCTTGCTTGCTCTTGGGTGCCGTTCATTAGTGCAATGTACATGGGGTTCACTCCTTTATTGATTGACAGGTTGCGTTTTATACTTTTGTCCAATAATAACCTGCATAAGTGCTACGCAGATATGTTGCGGCGGTGGATGTGCTTGTGACGGTGACTTTGGTCGTAGCTGCCCCGGTAGATGCGCCGACATACCAAGTTGAGGTATCTTTGAAGGTTGCGCTTGTCAGTGCGGTATTCTTAAATGCAGTGTACCCAATGCTTATCACACCACTTCCGATGGTGACACTGGTCAAACTTGTGCAATCCTTAAATGCATAGTTACCGATGCTTGTCACCGTATCAGGAATGACAATGCTTGTAAGCGCAGTACAGCCAGAAAACGCATCTTGAGGAATGTTTGTCACACCACTTCCGATGGTGACGCTTGTTAGACTTGTGCATTTCTGGAACGCATAGGCAGCAATGCTCGTTACGCTGTCAGGGATGACAATGCTTTCAAGGGCAGAGCAGGAAGAGAACGCACTGGAACCAATGCTCGTTACGCTGTCAGGGATGACAATGCTTTCAAGGGCAGAGCAGAAAGAGAATGCGGAGGTAGGAATACTGGTCACACCACTTCCGATGGTGACGCTTGTAAATCCGCATTTTTGGAATGCATAGTTACCGATGCTTGTCACCGTATCAGGAATGACAATGCTTGTAAGCGCAGTACAGCCAGAAAACGCATTTGCACCAATGCTCGTCAAGCTATCAGGAAGATCAACACTTGCAAGGGTAGTGCAGCTGTTGAATGTGTAATCACCTATGCTCGTCACACCGTCAGGGATGACAATGCTTTCAAGGGCAGAGCATTGATAGAATGCATAGTTGCCAATGCTTGTTACCGTGTTCGGAATTTCAAAAGCAATCAGACTTGAACATCCACGGAACGCTTGTGCGCCGATACTCGTTATTCCCGGTGAACCTGACAAATCAACCGATGTTAATTTGGAACTATAAGCGAAGCATCCGTCCGGAATTTCGGTAAAACCAAACATCTTCGCTTCAATTATTTCCCCATCTTCATTGTAGATGTATTCAATATAAGGATCGGTTCCGACATGAACACAAGTACCCTTGACACCGCCCACATTTTCACCGTAACGGATGTTTTCAGGAATAAGCGTTTCAGGCTTCGTAATGGTAGCCTTTACGATGGATTTTCCTGCGGCAGTCGGCTCAATCACTTGGTCGCCGTCCGAAAAATCCAAGTCCACGGTCACTTCTTCGGTATCTCCGATGAACTCACCAACCACGCCGCCGATGTCAACCCCTGCCTTGATGTTTTCCGGCAGCATGGTTCCCGGCTTGGTCACAACCACCTTGGACAGTACCTTGGTTGGTGCGCTCGGCGTGATGACCTGTCCACCCTCTGCCATGTCAAGGTCAACGGTGATTTCCTCGGTATCGCCAATTAAATCGCCTTTCACACCTGCGACCGTAACACCGCTTCGGATGTTTTCAGGCAGCAGGGTTTCAGGTTTTTCAATGGTCAGTTCCGTGACCAGTTCGCCGTCAGCAATGGGGACATTCATATCACCGCTTGCAAAGTTCGGCTCCACGGCCTTGCTTGTCGCAACGCCGTGGGTGTAGTAAACAACTTCGCCGTCCTCGTCTGCCGAATCGAAATAAACACGCTCCACATCTTCATAGGTCAGAACTTCGCCTGTCTGACCTTTCAGTTTAATGTTGGGCATTGGTTGTCACTCCTTACGATACATCGGTACTGGTCAATGTGACTTTCACGCCTTCTTTGGGTTCTATCTGGTCATTGTACTTCTTGATGGTAGGCACGGTGTTGTAGGCAACTTCCATTGCATTGGTGAACTCACCGAAATAAAGAAGGGTGGTGCTGGTGCCACTGTATACTGCGAAACCAACGGCAGTGCCGTCACCAGTAGGATTGCCGCTGCTGTCTTTTGTTTCGCAAAGATACATCATCATGTTTTTTGCGGAAATTACCTCGTTTCCAGAAACGGTAAAATCTCCGCTCTGGATCGTGTACATCTGACCAATCGGCAATGCGCCGCTCTCGGTGCTTTCGTTCGGCATTACTGCAAGCAGTCTGATGGTATTTCCGGCCTTAAAAATACTCGTAAGAAGGCTGTTGAATTGTGCTTTTGCGATACCCATATTGATTGCTCCTTTACAAAAATTTTTAGGTTGTCATGTTAAGGTCGTTTCCAACCGAAATGGAAGATGCCGCCTGTCTGATATACAGGCCGTCCTCGGTCTGGATCGGCGCAAGCCATTCCACGCCTTGTAGGATCAGGTCAGTATCAACCTGTCTTCCTTCATAGACCTGTCTGATATACAAGCCGTTTTCGCTCTGGACAGGACTGAACCAAATTGCAGGTTCGGAATAGTTATCAGCCAGAACAAGGTCATTGCCGTTTTGGTACACCGTATAGACCTGATGGATGTAAAGGTCATTGCCGTTCTGGATGGGCACACGCCAATCCGACAGATGGGCTTCGGTGATCGTTTGGCAAGCGTGGGTAAGGTCAGCCGCCAGACTGACGATTTTGATACCCCCGGTCAAAGCCCCTTCAAGGCTTGTATGCAGTTTTGTGGTGCAACTGCCGGAACCGACCACACCGGAAACAACGGTGCCGTGATGATCTTCGGTTGCTGCCACACCTTCGGAAATTTCGCCGGATAACAAAACAACCTCGTCTGCGTTGATGGTTCCCTCCACCGCATCATTGATCCGCATTGTTACATCACGCAGGAAAGACACGCCCGGAAATGCCGAACCGTTCAATTCGTTCTTTCGTATCACCTGATGCTCTTTGACGGCGTTCCCTGATACGGCAGCGGCGGCAGCGGCGGCAGCTTTATGGTTGGTGTCAACTCGCAGGGTGACTGTCTTTCCAGACGATACGGCATCGGCAGCAATGCCGCTGTTCTGGTAAGACGCTTTCACCGTAACAGACTTTATGTGGTGGGAAGTTACTGCGTCAGCACTGACACCAGTTCCCTGATAGGTTGCTTCGACCTGAACGCCGATCAGGTGGGAAAACTGCTTTGCATCGGCAGCAATGCCAGTCCCCTGATAGGACGCTTCCACCCGAAGATCGAGAATGTGATGTGCTGCCTTTGCTGCTGCGGCAACGCCGCTTCCTTGATAGACCGCTTTGACCGATACATCGTTTGTATGAGCAAAGGACAGCGCATCGGCGGCAACTCCGGTGCCAAGATAAGTGGCTTTGACTGACACATCATTTGTGTGGGCAAGCTGCTTTGCTTCTGCGGCAATTCCGGTTCCCAATCTGCTGATCGTGACATTATGAGTGCATACATAATCGCCAAGTTGTGCGACTGCTGCGGTTGCTGTCCCAAGCCGCTCCACCCTGACATGATGATCGGCAAAGTAATTGCCGAGCCTTGCAGCGCAAGCACGCCCTGACAGGTCATTGCGTACATAAGCAGTGATGTCAAGCTGATGGTTGCCAAGTCTCGCAGCTATGGCACGAAAATCAGCTTCGTGGGACACATAGATTGGTTGGCTCAGTTCGTGGTGGTATGGAACGATCCCAACCGTGGTGCCGTGGTGGGTGCCGTAAGATACAGCGCAATGGGCATTTTCGGCATTGCCAAGGGCAAGTCGAATAGCCGTCAGGTTGTTGTCACCGACAGAACCGACATCAATGAAATGCTCACCGAAAAGGGATAAAATATCACCGACATACCAGACCAGTTCATTGCCCTTGTAAATGCGGTAGATCTTCTTCTGCCCATAATGCACACCGTTAATGAGCATGGGCATCACACCTCTTTCTTTATCAGATAGGGTGTATCTTCGTTGTAGGTTCCGGCGGCGATCAGGGCATTGTATTCCGCTTGGGTCAGACATACAGGCATTCTGTCATACAGTCTGTCGCCGTCATGCTCAATGGCAGTGGTGTTCAGCACCATTTCCCCTTCGGCTCCGGCGCAGACAAGCTGCATGGTGGTTCCGTTGACCACATAGGTGCCGCCCTGTCTTGTGTTGATAAAGAAGCCGGACGCACCTGCCATGCCATCAAAGTTGCCGGACGCATATTTCGGCACGGAATTTCCGACCCATAGGCCGTTGTAAAATTCCTTGATCATACCGACATCACCGCCGGACTTGCCGAGCAGCATATAGGGATAATCAAGGGTGCCGTTTTCATCCGCAGGATTGGAGCCAGTGATGAAACCGAAGTGGATTTTGTCAAGGTATGTCTGGGACTTTTCATCCCACGCATACATGACCATTTCGTCCCCTTCGATCTCAATATAGGTCTTGCCGTCAGAGGACTGGAACCGACCGGAACCCTTCATGGAGAACGTGCCGTTGTCCAGATCCAGCTTGAAGGTTTCGCCGTCTTTGGATTGCAAAACGCCGGCCGTGATAAGGTCAGCAAGGACGCTGTTTGCCTTGAGCTGCTTGCCGTCGATCTCCACCGTGTTGCCTTCGGCGTCGGTGATCGTCAAACCGTCCGGGCCGATCCGCAGCGTCAAACTCAAGTCTTTCGTGTTGTCCACCACTTGGGCCGTGACATCCTCAACGGACTGCGACATGCGTGTATACTTTTCGTCAGTCTCCGTGACCTGCGCTTGAATGCCATCGAGGGCCATTTCAAAAGAGGCCGACTGCTCAGACATTTCGTCCTTGACGAACGCTTCAAGCCGGTCCTCGTACTTAATGATGCTTGCGTTGACCTGCTTGAATGCTCGCTCGATTTGCCGCGTAACCGGGCCCTGGTAGTCCTTATCGGTGGCACTGGAACTCTTACCCACGGCAGACAGTTCTGTGATCAGGCCGCCGTCAAATTCATGACACAGCGTCATACAGGGCACGGAGTACACAGTGCCGTCCCGATCGGTCACCTGAAGCACGTCGCCGGGCTCCAGGCGGGGATCGCCGAGGAAGCGAAGCTCGGACACCGGGCGGAAATTAAACCCGCCCACGGTCTCCCAAACGGCCTGCAGGCACTCCAACGTCATCCACGGGCACTTGATGTAAATGCCCTGGGCTTTGGTGGCGTCACCCACCACCAGCGTTTCTTCAAGCGTCTCGACATAGCACTTGATGTAACCCACGGTGTAGCCGTAATCAGCCTTGACCAGTCCGCCGTCGTAGTACCGGCTGGCCGTGATCGGCCGGTCCGCTTGGGTGTACCACTGCAGGACAAGCTGGCCCTCTCCGTCTATGCGTGCGAAGCAGCCCCACATGCAGGCCAGAAATGCAATGACCTCCCGGTATGTATAGCCGGAAGGACTGACATGGGCCAGCGTGATCTTACGCAGGCCGGTGGTTCTTAAAGTGACGCCGCAGGCATCGCAAATAGCCCGCAGCAAGGTTTCGCCATCCACGCCGGCAGCCCAGTCAAAGCCCAGGGCAGCATCGTCCAGAGCGTACTGGGTGGAGAACGCCCAGAGCATAGCGTCTCCGGCAGTGATGTTGACAGAGTCGTCGTCGCTGTCGTCATCGGTCACCTGCAGCTCGCCCCACGGGATCTGCAGCGAGTCTTCCTCCCCCTGCAGAACGAGCATGGCCTTTAAGCGGGCGTCGGACACATCGATGCCGCCCAGCTTCTCCCGGTCCAGTTCGACCTTCAGCTGAGTGGCGACTGTGCTGCCAAGGGTAATATCATCCCCGGAATTGCTGCCGCCGGTCCACCCTGCGGATTTGACTGCGCCGGGTGGTACTGCGGTACCGTCCGCCGTCGTCAGCTGCAGCGTGAACGGCACTGTGTCGATCAGGCCGACATACTTCTCTGCAATCTGAAGCATGATGTTTCCCCCTTACTGCTCGATGCCGGACACAGAGGCGTCCATAACCTTCCACTGGCCATCGACCCAGTCGAATGCGGTGTAGGTCGGTGTGCCAAAATAGACGTTCATTTTCCGCTTGGTTCCGGTCTGATCGGTGAACTCCATTGGTACGAATGGCAGCGCAATGTTGGACACCGCACTTTCAATCGTGGCCACCTGCTCCACTGTCAGGGGTGGCCAGGAAATATCAACCGTGGTTTTGATTGCAACGATTGTTCCCACTGCAGTAGCGTCACCGGTGCGGCCGGCGTTCTTGGACCACACCTTCTCGGGCTGGATCTTCATGCCGCCCACCTTTGGCGCCGGCATAACCACGCCGTTGATGGTCAGATCAGATACAATAAACAACGGCATATTCGCCGCCTCCTTTCACGACCTCGGCGGTGTCCAATTCGGACACCGCCTTTGGCCGGATTAAATCATGATGGGACATTCGCCGGTGGTACGGGTCAGATCGTTGATGTCCTCAATGACCTTCTCCGTGATCTTGCGGCCGCCCACGTACACCGGGATAACAATTTTGGTGGGATTGGGGTTGTTTTTCCCGGTCGCACCCAGCATCTTCAGCACGTCCATAAACGCCTTCTGCATGGTGGACACGGGCGAAACGATCTCCGGCTCCCTCGTGTTGTCGCCCAAGATGGCGGCAAACTCGCGGCCGGGCTGAGCCACGGTACCGGAGGCCAGGCGGGGCAAAGACAATTGCGGGATCTTCGGAATATTGAATCCGAAGGATTCGCCGCCGATTCCCGGCACCCATTTGGGAACCTTGATGGAGAGCTTGTTTACGGCATCGATCACGGCATTCAGAGCCTTGACAAAGAAGTTGACGAAGGATTCCACCGCCGTAACCAGGACGTTGATCGAACCTTTTCCGACCTGAACAATCCCCGCCCAGGCTTTCGACCAGTTTCCGGAGAACACACCGGAGAAGAACGTAATGATACCGCTGAAGATCTGCTTCCACGCATCAAACAGACCTCCAAGCGTTTCCTTGATCCAACTGACGGCTGCCAGCAGAGTCTCCTTCAGGAGCGCCACCGTAATCGGCAGCCGGCCCTTGAACAAGCCCTCAAGCGAATCGAAAAAGCCAGTAAGGATATTGGATGCTGCGTCAAGCACGGAGCTAACAACAGTCTTCAGCCCACTGAAGATTCCGCTGATCCCCTTCATCGCGCGGTCGATGTCACCGGAGAACACACCGGCAAAGAAATCTGCAAACCCCTGGAAGATAGACTTAATGTCTTTCCACAGTTCTGCAAAGAAGGTCTTAATGCTTTCCCAGTTATCCTTGATTACAACAACCAGCGTTGCCACGGTGGCAACAATGGCAGCCACGGCCGCAGCGACCGCAGCCGGAGCACCGAGGATCACAGCACCAACTGCAGCAATGGCCACACCGAGAGCCATCAACGCCTCCTGCGCCCAGCTGAAGCCATTCTTCAGCATGGTGAGGAAGCTGCTGATTGCCGTGACCGCACCGCCCACAATGGCGCCAATGCCGGCAAAGATGCTCGTTGTCTTGCCAAAGACTGCAACCATAGCTTCCGACAAAGTGCCGGCACCTTGTGAGGCCAGCATAAACACTTCGACCAGCTTACCAATCGGCCCGACCTTTATGCTTTTGATTGCCGCAGAAATCGCCGCTATCGCAGTAACACCCTTTGTTGCAACGGTCAGTGCGCTCATAGCAGCGGCAACGCCAAGGCAGGCCTGTTCAAGAGGTCCCAACTCCGCAATGAAATCTCTAAAGGAGATTTCACCGGAGATCAAATCCGACAGATTGGACAGGGAGTCCTCCAGATCCTTCATAGCATCAATGAACGCATCGCCTGCCCAGCCGGCGATCGGCTGCAGGAAGTTGTTCCACAACCAGCTTCCAAATGGCTGCATTCGCTCCAACGCACCAGACAGAACCTCTCCCGCAGCCGCCAGACCGGCCAGAAAGGCCGGCAGACCGCTTTCCACCGTCCAGCCGGCCAGCGGCACCAGGACGTTGTCCATGACCCAGGAAAGGCCGGAAAACAGCCCCTGCGTCAACGGAGCAGCTGCTTCCTTTAACCGGGCCAATCCCCCAGTCAGCTTGCTTGTGTCGAATGATGCGAATTTCTCCTGCAGGGCGGTCAATCTCGCCTCAAGCCATCCGATGGACTCTCCTGCTTCCTCGGTGCCATCGACGCTTTCTGCGATCCTCCCGACGGGGCCACCTGCACTTTCGCTTTCCGCTGCTTCGGAGCTGGTGGGCAATTTGGTCATCTGATCGAAGCCCAAGGCGCCCATCGCCTCTCCGGCAGACTCAGCCGCCGCCTCCAACTCGCTTACAGCTTCAGAAACGGCGCCGGTATAACTCACTGTGGTTGCTGCTTTGGACGCTCCGGAACCAAACACGTTGGCGAGGGTCTGCGCCAGCTTGTTGGCCAGCGTGGCCACATTGGCCAGCATACTGCAGAGCACGTTTAGCGCCGGGATGAAGAGAACCAGGACATGGTTGATTGCCTGTCCGAAGGTCTCCTGGATCTTGCCCAGGGTGTTGGATACCTGTTTCAGCCGGCCGTTTGGCGTGGCTGCCAGCGCGGCATTCATGCCGCCGACCGACTCAGACACCACCTCGGCCAACACCGCCGCACGCTCAGCCTCGGTACCATACTTCAAAACCGCCTCTTGGGCGGCCGTGAAGCTGTAACCATACCGGGACAACGCCGATGTCTGGCCATTCATGACCTTACCCAGCATGGTAGCGATCGACACGGCGCTCTCAGCAGATGCAGACAAGCCGTACTGCTGAGCCACCATGTCGTTCATGACCGGGATCAGAGTCTTCAGACTGCTGGACAGCGTCAGGTATGTAGCCAGTTCCTGCGCACCTTCGGTCTGAATGTCTCCGGTCACTACACCCAGACGCTCCTGAGCGTCAATGAAGTCTTCGATGCTCTTGACCTCGTCTGCCCGGACGCCCATGGTATTCCGCATGACCTGGGCCAGCTTGGCACTGGCCTCGGCCTGTTCATCGTAGGCAGCCTTGGCCTCCTTGCCAAAAGAAACAACCGCCGAAACGGACAGGACGGCGCCCATGGCGGCGAAGGCCTTCTTCATTCCGGACGCTGCGGAGGTCATCAGGGAGCACGATTTGCTGACGCTGGTCTGCATTCCCTTCATGGACGCTTTTGCTTTGTTGGACTGTTTGGTGATGGCGGAGAAATCTGCACCGGCACGCACCATCAGGTTCTTTACGACAGCCATCAGCCCACCTCCTCTCCGCCAAACAGGGCATTTAACGCCCTGACCGTGGCATACATCTGATCGTCTGTCATTTCCTCTTGATTTTTGGATTTGTCCGGGAACACCTTTTCATAGCTCGGCGGATGCTTGGACCAGACCATGGACCGGATCAGGGCCGCCAGAGAATAGAGGTTGGCCTGGGAGAGCCGCTGTTCCTCACGCTGGCGCTTGGCAGCAGCCCTTGCGTAAAGATTCAGCTCAACCGGAGTCATGTGCTCCCAGTCCCGGACGCTGATACCTAACGAGGCGGCAAGGCTCAGGCTTCGTGGCCAGTTCCAGCCGCCGTCTGAGGAGGGTCGGTCTCGTCGGCCTCTTCCTCCACCTCTTCGTCCTCAAACGCCGCTTTGATGGCCTGAGAACAGATCTTCATCAGATCAGAGATCTTGTACTTGGACTTGTTCAGCAGCACGTCCAGCTTATCCGGCGTCATGAGCTCCTCGTTGCGGTCGAGCTGCTCGTCCGTGACCATTACCCAAAGCAGACAGGTCAGCTGGTCGTAGTGCTGGATTTCCTGCTCCATATCCGCAACGGAGCACTTGGTGAGGGCACTGAAACGCTTCATTGCCCGGTGGCTCAGGCGGATTTCACGGGGACGGTCCAGTTCCAAGATCAGAACGTCGTTCTGATCAGGGCGATTCATTGTTGCATCCATGGACTATACCTCCTTAGCCGGCGGCTTCGGTCGTGGCCGTCAGAGTGGGCTTGCCGGAAACGGCCAGAGAAATATCAAAGCTCACAGCGTCCTCCAGTTCGGCACCGGTGGCGAACTTGGTCACAGCCGCCTTGAAGTTCCAGGTCTTGCCGATCTTTGCGGGGAACACGATCTTGCAGTCAACGACATCGCCGCTGTTCAGCAGCTCTGCGCACTTCTCCTGGCCCTCGTCCGCGCCGTCCATGAAGCCGCTGGCGGACACTTCACCGGCGTCCTTGAGGCCGGCCAGCTTCTCGCGGTATCCGTCAGAGTTGTTCAGGTCGGTCACGTCAATGGTGTCGGCCGACACCTCGATGCCATTGATGCTCTTCAGACCGCCGCACGCTACGTTGTCGATAAAGAGCTTGGTTCCGATTGCACTGGATTTACTCATAATTGTTTTCCTCCTCTTGATAATTCATCTGCAGGGAATACATCCTGCGGTACAGATTGACCTCTTTTTCTTTCAGATCCGGAGAGGCCTGCCGGATCGTGATTCGCTCGATGTAAAGACCTTCGTGGGTCGTTCCCTGCAGACTCTGCAGGACAGGCCGGGCAGCGCCCGACAATGCAATCAGCTCGGCGTAAGACCGAGCTACAAAATTGAGTTCAAATGTGGCGCTCTGCAGGCCGGTGGGGCCGTCCAGCGTCTCTTCCTCATCCCAGCTGTGCCGGAGATAGAAAGCAAACGGCGCTACAGCGTTTTTCAGGCCCTCCAGAGGAAATGCCTTGCCGATCAGTCCGTCTACCGTCTCCAGAGCGGTTTTAAGCACTTGTTCAGGGGTCATTTCTTTTTCCACTCCTTTTCCAGCTCCTCGGTCAGCGTCTTCATAATCACACTTTCCACGACCGGCGCTGCCTTTACAGCTGCATTTCTCACGAAATGCGTGCCCTGTACATAAGTCAGGCCGCCGCCTTTGCTGCGGGTCAGGAAGCCGTATTCCACCGACGCAGGGTAATAGGCATGGGTTTTATGCTTTCCCCCAGCCTCTCCCGGATTCTTGATTGGCTTCTGGAAGATGTCATTCTTAGCTGGATCCATGGCATATTGATAGACCTTTTTCCCTTTTGTTCGGCTTTTCTCAGCCTTACGCTTGAAGCCTTTACTCAGTTCCCGAGTCTGGCCACGTGGAGCAGCTGCTTTGACAGCTTTGCCGGCGACCGTAGCACCTTTGCCGGCCGCCTTTGTCACAACCTTCTGCGGGAGCTTCTCCATCTTCAGCAACGACGCCTGCAGGCGAATAACGTCACTGAAATCAAACGACATTTCGAGGGCCATTACTTAACCAGCTCCTTGCACATGATCAGCAGGCTCTCATGCCGTTCCTCCCAGTCGATCACAGAGAGGATAGAGAAGATCCTTTCGCCGTATTTGATCCGCATGGCAGTGGTAATGCCGGCGCGGTACCGGCAGCGCACCTTGTGGCTGACTTCGCTTTGGCTCTGCTCAGCGGCATAGAACTCTTTGCCGCTGATTGGATCGATTGCGGCCCACGGCTTGGCCACATCTTTCCATTGCGAGTCATCCGCCAGCAGCGGATCACCAAAGGCATCCGGCTCGCCTACGAAACGCTGAAACCTAATGCGATGGCGCATCTTTCCAGGATCGACCATAGACACCCTCCTTCCAATAGCCTGTTACGTGCATCTTTTGCGAAAAGATGCACGTAACGAAAAAGCCGGGGCCGCCCCTTAACTTGGGACGGCCCCGGCACTTCATGCTCTGGCCCGATTATTCGCTGGCGGGATAATCCTCATCCAACTTCAACTGATTGACAATGGGCCTCACACCTTCCGGAATAAAGCCTACCTCATCCCGGTGATCATAAGCGTGAAGGGTCATTGCCTGAACGACAAACCAGTACAATCTGGAGTTTTCTTCCGTCTCCTTCAAAGGTGCCCCCAGAAGGTATGACATGGAAGCCAAGCACAGATCTTCAATGATTTCCCGTTCCCCGGGCTCAGCTTCAACAGTGTCCTCCGCCTTCATATAGCGAATGATCTTGTCAAGCCGATCAGAGGGAACAGACAACGCCTCAGACATAGCTTACTCCTCCTGAAAAGATTACTCTGCAGAACTCAGATACTTGGCCATGACCCAACCAGTCTGACCGTCTGCGGAGACGGGAACCCAACCAGGCACCTCGGCACCGCCGGGCAGGGGCAGAACATCGACCGCTGTCTTGTCGGGCAGGATCTTCAGAATGTCATAGCTGACAGCAGGGCCGACACGCAGGCGCAGGCCCTTCTCGCTGGCAACAACAACCTGTGCCTTCTGCTCCTCCTGGATGACTTCGGCAGTCTGAGGCTCAGGCTGAGCCTCCTGCTCCTTCAGGACTTCCTTATTTTCCTTCATCTCTGATTGCTCCTTTCTTAGCCTTCGCCGGCAGCGCCACGGTCAGCCAGAGCCACAAAGGGGCTGCGGGTCTTAGTGCTGTTCTTAATGGTCAGGGGCTTAGTGACCTTGGGAGTACCATTGCAGCGGTAAACCATGCGGAAGCAGTTCTGATCAGTCAGGAACTCCACATGGATGGACCAATCCTGACGGGCAACGCCCTTGGTCAGCAGAATGTACTGGAAGGGATCCACCAGCATGATGTCGCCCTTGGTGCCCAGAGCAGCACAGCTATCCTCAAAGAGGACGGGCTTGCCCAGAACGCGCTGGGTGTCGAAGTTGCCCAGACCGCCCTCGGGATTCCACAGGAACTTGGCTGCGTTGCCGGAGGCAATGTGCAGCTCGGGCAGCTGCTCCTCGGCGTCGGGGTGCATCAGCCACACCAGACGGTCACGGTGACGGGGCATAGCGCGGGCCTGCATCTTGATGGCGTTCTTGCCAACAAAGCTGGCAGCAGCCTGGTCAGCCTCGGCATCCACGGTGATCAGCGCAGCGGAGTTGATGATGCCCAAAGGCTTGCCCTCTCCATTACCGGAGATAACGCCCTCAGTCAGCAGGCGCTGACCGGCCAGGGTAAAGGCATTGCCGAAGAAGCCGGACATGAAAGAGGCATCCTGCAGCATCTCATCGGTGCAGTAGGCAACGCCCATCATCTTCTCCAGATCCAGCTTCATTTCCTTGAACTGGGGCTTGCTGGCGGCTACTGCGGTAGCTTCCGCGGCCCAGTACATCTGAATACCGCCGAACACACTGTTGGAGACATCGGTTTCGTCCACGCTGATCCAGCGCATTGCGTTGGCGGGATTGGAGCAGGTATAGCGATCCAGACGATTCAGGAGAGGACTGGACTGGACGGCGCTCTCCATGATCTGCAGAGCAAAGTCGGTCTGGATCAGGAAGCCGCCATCAGCACCGGTACCCACGTTGGCGCCCAACGCGGCGTTGTTGACCTTAACCAGACGATCATCCACAACACCGTTCTTGCGGAAGTCATAGATGGCCTTCAGCTGCTCACCCAGAGATGCAAAGAGCTTCACGCCGCCCTCATCCTTGGGAGCACCCTCGCCGCCAGTATGCAGGGCGCCATCATAAGCAGGAACCGCAGCGTCTTTGCTGGCGCTTGCGAGGCGCTCCCACTTCTTGATGTCGGCATTGATGCCTTCCATCTGATCGGTGATCTTCTCGACCTCGTCGAGTTTGCCTTCGGCTGCCAGAGCCTCGGCCTTGGTGAGCAGCGTGCCCTTCTGCGCCCGCAGCTCGGTGAGTTTTTCCATGAAATCGATTGCCATGTAAAATTCCTCCTAAAAGGTTAATATTTTGCAAGCGCTCTGAGCCGAGCCAGGGCGCGACTTGCCTTGTTTTTGTTCGCTACCTCTTCCTGCTGGGCGGCAACGTGTGCCTGGTACTTTTCTCGCATGGCGGAAGTAATACGCATTCTGGAGCCTGCAGAAGCGACAAAGAGTGCAGGATCCTCTTCGGCGCCGCCCTCCAGGGGGACGATTTTGTCAATGAGACCGTATTCCAGGGCTTGGGTGGGCGAGATCCAGATGTCCTTATTCATAAGCTCGATCAGTTCTTCTTTGCTCTTGGTTCCATGACGGGCGGTGTAGATCTCAAGGATACAGTCCCGCGCATTCCGCATTCCCTCGGAAGCTCTGGCCAGATCCTCGTAGTCACCTTGTGCCGTCGCCGATGGATTGTGGTAACAAAGCAACGCACCGGGCTCACACGCAATTTCATTGCATCCGGATGCCGCCAGGGTAGCCGCCGAAGCACCGTAACCCTGAAAGAGTGCCGTGGTTTTTCCCTTATACCGGCGAAGCATGGACCGGATCTCTGTACCTACCGTCATGTCGCCGCCAGGCGAATTGATAAGCAAAGTCACGTCTTCGCCGTTGGCTTTTTCCAGGGCATTTGCGATGTCCATGGGGGCGGTAATATCACGCCATCCCCACCAACGCAGGATGTCGGCGGAGTCGTTGTCCCACAACTCGCCGCGCAGATCAATGTCCATTTACGTTTCTCCTTTCAATACCTGTTCCAATCCGGCCAGGTTCTTTGTAACCAGGAACTTCTTGCCCAGGCCACCGGGGATGGGATCCTTTTCCTCCAGTGCTCGGCACTCATCCGGGTTGTAGACTGTGTTGTGGATCATCTTTTCATAGAAGGCTGCACGGGATGCATCATCGCCCCGAAGCAGTACCGAGACGTTTCCGTGGACATACCACCCGTCAGCCCGCTGGAGGCCGTGAAGCAGTTTGTAGGTGTTCTCCTGCTCCCAGTGCGTCACATGAGGAAGCAGTGTGTCTGTGACATAATCTACACGCTGCTGTTGGTTGCTGTTATATGCCTCCTTACCTGTCTGAAGCATATATTTGGGGATGCCAGTAAACCGAGCGACCTCTTCCACGCTGAAGCTGCGGCTTTCAATAAACTGAGCATCGGATTGAGACAGGCCCAGAGGTGTAAACTTCATGCCGTGGTCGATGACGGCCACCTTGAACGCATCGTCACTGGCGTAGCGCGTAAACTCTTCTTTAACCCGGTCACGGGTCTCCCGTTTCGCATCGGTATCCACTTCAACGATACCGGAGAGCCGGGCGCCGTTCTGATAGAACTTCTTGGCATAACGCTGGGCCATGCCATCGGAGGCCACGACCTCCCGAGCCAAATGCATCATGCCCCGGCCATGAATGCCGTCGTATGTCTCAAAGAGCAGAATGCTCAGCTCGTAGGACGCGAAGGTGCGCTGGACGCCGTCCACATTGAAGTCATACCAATACTGGCCGGTCTCAGAGTCCCGGCGAATGGAACCACAGTCGCTTGGCAGGGCGATGCGCTCAATGACTGTGCCGGTGTTGTCCCTAACATTCCAACAAGCACCCCAACCATGCCAGAAGGCATTGGACATGACTGTCTTGCGGACCATAAACGGGGTCATGTTCATATTGGGCCGCTGCTTCATCACACGATCAAGATCCTTGTCACTGACCGCCTTGCGGGCATCACCCTCCTTCTGGTAAATTCCAAACGGAATCATGCCAAAGGAGTTTGTCAAGATGCGGTGAGCAGCTGCTACCGGCGACAGCTTTTCCGCGGAATGGATCCCCACATCCAGTTCAGTTCCGTTCAAAAACAGGTTTCTGAACAGCTGCTGAGTTTCGTCCCATGTCAT